ATACATCGAATGGCACCCAAAATAGGAACCGCCGTATGCGGAACCGCATGTACGGTGGTGTGAGAGGTCGGAAAACGAAAGTAGGAGAAAAACTACTTCGTTTTCCTCCTACTCGATTCCCTTTTTGAGAGTTTTTTGTTATTTTTGCACCGTGGCAAAGGGAAGAGATAAGAATCTTGTAAATTCAAGAAACAAGCGTATTTATGAGCGTTACTATTATTGGACAGAGGTGAGAAGACTCCGTTTCGATGACGCTTTGAGGAGATTGAGCACCGAGGAGTTCTTTCTCTCAGAAAGTCGTATCATGCAAATCATACGAGACATGATCCAGGCAGGCGTGACCGTGGATGGCAAGAAAATAGAGAAACCTTTGTTCACCGGCTTCAAGTTGAAGCCTCGCTCTACATCCTCTTCATTGAAATCGTCACCTTACGTGGAGGGGCAACTGTTTGCGTGTCCTTGATGGCATCGGTCGCCACAACCGAATAGACCATTTCATAGACCTTGATGCCATGATTGGCGGTGTAGAACTTGGATGTTTCCCTCACAAGTGCCCCATCCTCCTTTGGACGGTAGCCCTGCAAGAGTCGGTGAAGTTCCTCCACCATGGCAGACCTTTCTTTTATGGCCTCCATCGTTCCACTGTCATAGTGGGTGTCATCATAGCAGTCGATGAGCAACTGAACGTTGACCTTGATGGTTCCCTTTTGGCTTCTGTCTGCCAAGTTGCTCCAGGTCGCCTCCTGTAGGTCGATGAGCACGGCTGGAAAAGTTATTGGGTACATGTCGGTATTGGTGTTATCGATGTTTTCCAACTGCCCATAGTTTTCATCAACGAGGGAAAGCCCTGGCATTCCTTCCTTGACATGATTAATGATTTGATAAAGAAATAATTCCATCCTTGATTTTCTCCAATGATTCGTTTATAGTTTTGTTTACCTTCACCTGTAGCTCCTTGGAGTCGCCCATGAACTGACGTTGTGGAATGTGAGCCTTCACGGTGATCTTGTCTTTCTTTGTCAATGCGAGGCACTTCCACAAGCGTGCCTCTTCTGGGAGATCCTTTGGGAGCTTACCCTTCCCCTTGACACCAGCGAGCGAGTAAGCCATGTGCCATGCGAAGCGTCTCATCTTGGGCGAGACCGTAGGGTGTGTGGTGATGTCGCCACCATCGTTGTGGATGGCAGCGTATGGGACAGGGTTCTCTATTGTCACCTCACCCAACCCTGGCTTGCTCTGTATGGAACTCATCAGATGGTTTCTCCTGGAGGTTAGTGGGCCATACTTGGCATCGGGACCACCTTGTTTCTGCCTGAGGGTCTTTTTCCAAGGGTGCAGCCCATCGTCAAGCCAACCACCGTCACGGAAATTTTGCTTGAAGTGGTTCACGGCTATCACTCCCACCTTGCGAGGGAGGCGGTCGTTCACTTCCTTCATTATGTCCTCCTTGGCCTTTTCAACCAATTTTTCTATGTTTTTTGCATCCATAGGAACAGTTTTTTAATATTTTTACTTGCATTTCAAGGAAATGTTGTATCTTTGCAGCGTCCCCATTCGCTCATATAGGCTGTCACGGCTTGAGGTTTGGGGATTTTTTATTTTTCCTTCAATGAATAAAATTGCTCATAGCCTTTTTTACATAGAGCCATTTTAACCTCGAAGGTCTTTCCCTCATACTCAAATTCATATTGCCTAAACTCAACGAAATGAAGAACATTTTGTTTCTTTTCTATGTTGGCAATGTTCTTTGGAAGGCTCATGTCCTTTCCCTCACCAAGCGGACTTACCCTAATGAATTTCATTTCTGATGGATTATTCCATATATAAATGGCAGCATCGACATCATAGTCATGGTGGCAATGTTTCAGAAGGGCGTTTCTTACTTTGTTTGTACGGTTCAAAGTTCCAGAAAGAACAGAACTACATGGCTCTTTGTCCATCTTTGGCATGAGGTCTTGGTCTTTCACCTCTTGCTTGCGAGCAAAAGCCTTTTCCTCTATAGGTTGTTTTGCTTCTAATCTATTGATACAGCCGTCTATGAATGGGCAATTAAAACAATCCTTGGCTCTATTAGAGAACAGTCTTTTAAGTCTATTCCTAAAAGAACCTTTTTTATAAAAGTCGCAGTGTTTGCAGTCCTTAGGGAAGTATGGATGATTGTCACTGAATGAGTGCCCATCCTTGCCAGGGTTGTTCTCCAATCCTCTCTGAGGCTTTGTAGGCTCCATGTCCTTGGGACGGACCACTGGGTCATCGGTTGCTTCGAGCGAACACTTGCAGTTCCAACGGTCGCCTGGGTGGTGCTCATTCCAGAATGGGTCATCCACTGGAAGGGTAAGCTTCATCTGCCAATAGGCACGGTGGCTACTCTCTGGCTCCTTGGAAGTGGTAGGCATCCATCTGAGGTTTGGCAAGATGTCCTTGTTTCGCTCGAACTCCCTCCAGTCGGCAGCGGCATGGGCACGGATCACGGCCGTGTCGTATTCCGTCTGTAGCCATGAACCCACCTGGTGGCTACTGATGGCACTCACATCCTCCACCCACTTACCAAATGGCTTCAACTGTCCCTTGGAGTCATAGAGCTTCGCAGCCATCTCCTGGCCCATGGTGTGAACCTTGAAGGCCGCAAACACCTCGTTGGAGTGTCTGAGAGCCTTGTAGAAGTCTTCCTCATGGGTCGGTGGGGTCTTTGCTTTGGCAAGGCCTTCCACGGTTCCCTCGTTGATGACACGAAGCACCTCACGCCACATCACACCCTCGATGCTGTTTTCCGTGTCGAAGCCCTGGTAGATCTTTTTGATGAACTGGGCAAGGATGTCGGCATTGAAGCGGACGGCTCCATCCACATTGTCGAAATGGTGGTGTCCGCAATGGCATTGGTAGTCGCCATAATAGAGCGTGTCAATCAGAAGTCTGTGTCCGCCCCGATAGTTGGGGCTATTCCGAAAAAACTCTTCAAACGGTCTTTGAACGCCTTTTTATCACTGTTCAAAGGCTTCTTTTTAGGGTCTTTTCCCTCATCGTCTGTCTCATCATCCTTGTCCTTGTCGCCACCACCTCCCTGGAGACTTTCACGCAAGGCTTGCTTCTGAACTTCGATGGCTTGCTTCTGTTGGTCGTAGTCCTTTGGCTTCTCGATGCCAAACGTCTCATAGAGCCAATCATCATCCATCGGCAGCCCCATTTCCTTCATCCCCTTCACGATGTTGAGCATGGACTGAGGCTCCGTCTTGTCCTTGTGGGCATAGACGAACTCACCACCCTCCACGTTGAAACCAAGGTTCTCGAAGATGGTCTTCATGTCATAGTTGAGGATGTCGAGCAGGAAATCACGGTCATCAGTGTTCATGTCATCCTCTTCCTCCTTGTGAACCGTTCCAAGGGCTTGCGTGCCAGTGTCCTTTGTGTCGGTGGTGAGGGTATTGCCCAGCACACGGATGGAAATCTTGCTGTCCCAATATTCCGCAAAGTTCTGGTAGAGGTCGGAAGAACCAGTCTTGTTTCCTGCCTCTATCAGCTTCATCTCACTCTCATTCGGGTGGATGTACACGGCATTGCTACCTTGGTTTCTGGCATCGGCAATGATTTTCTTGCGAGCATCCTCGTCACCTGCATCATAGGTATATTCACGGATGGGCATACCGAAGATGTTGCAGAACTTAGCCCAGTCGCTCATGTCGCCTCGTTTGTAGAGTACGGCAGGAAGAAGTTCTGCAAAGATGCCCAGTCCTCGCTCCGTGCCAACAAACAGGATATTTTCAAATTCGTCAATGTCGATGCCGTCCTGGTCGCCCTGGTGCTTCAAGAGCTTGTGGAAGACAGGATCATAGTGCTTTCGGTCTATGAGGTCATAGCGAATGTTACCATCATCATCCAAGTAGAACTGAACGAGGGTGAAGCCATAGAACTTCGACATGACAAGATCCCTTCGCAACTGTTTGAACCACGGTGAGCGAAGCTGGCGGCAAATATCCTCATCGGGCTTGCCGTCTCGCTGGAACTCAATGGGAATCTGTGTGACACCTCGAAGTCGCTTGTCGAGCACACCAGAGAGGTGGAGGTCAAGCTGGGCTGACTCATACATGTCGAACAACTTGACACGGTACGAAAAATCCACGCTCTTGGCACTCCTTACGGATTCCATGTAGTCCTTCATGTTGAACATGAAAAGCTCAGGCATCTGTAGGAACACGTCTGGAGGGCGGTTTCCCTCTACTTTTCTGAAACCACCCTGAACTATCTTGTTGGAACTACCACCATTTGGCTTGTATCCCAGTCTCTTCTTAAATTTCTTCATATCAATTCTTGTTTATAAAAGTGTCGGTCTTATCTCATCTGCCAAGATTTGCCATCTGGAATTGTCTGCAACTTGCTCATCGGGCAACTTGGGAGCACCGTCGATGGTAATGTCTCCCTTCATCACTCCCTTCAACCACTCAATGGCACGGTCATAGCGGTCTTGCCGTATCTTTGCCAGCTTGTAAGGGTTGTGCTGACAGAAGATGTGATAGACAGTGATGTCGATGGCAAACATCAGGATAAGAGGGTTTCTTGCCTCGCCTTCAGCTGAGAAGATCTTGTCACAGTCGTATGTCTTGTTAAGGTAGCCTCTCATTTCAGAGATGGCCCTGTCCTCGCAAATCTCAATGATTTGTGGGTCGTATGTCGTGGACTCCTTGCGAAGGAGGGAGTCCAGAATCTCACGATGTATGGTTGCATCGTAGTCCGAAGTATTGATAAAATTTGCCATAGTTACATTCTATATGGGTTGTCCTCGTTTAATTCCTCGTATGATATGGTGACGGTCGGCTCCATTTCCACCACCTTGTTTTCAAGAATGGTGATTCCACCCTCTATGCAGTCGGGGCCGTCGGCATTGTATGGAAGGTGCATTTCGAAGAGTTTGAACTGGTTGATGAGTTCCTGCATGTGTGGGTTGTCACGTTCTTCCTCGTTGAATACCCATTCGCAGTTTCTGTCAATCGGCTCCAGGTTCGCCTCTATTCGGGTCGCCTTGTCAGTCTTCTTGCGCTCATCGCCCTTGATGTACAGCTGTTTGTTCCTGTGATTGCATTCCTCACGCAGCAGGGGCTTGAATACCTGGTTGAAGAAAGGGTCTTGCAGCTTGTTGTTCTCCATGTAGTAATACACGTTGGTCTTCCCTCCTACATACTCCATGATGTCGAAATACCAACCTATGAAGGTGGCATTGAGTTCCCTGGCAAGGAATCCCTTGATGATGTAATACACACCCTTGTGCTTGCCGATGAGCCACAAGGCCTTGGTGGAACTTGCCTTTTTCTTCGAGTCGGAATAGGCAGGGTCGCCATAGGCTATGAGAAACTTGAACTTTTTGAGCGGTGGAACCTTGCCGAATGGCAGGTACTTGAATATGGTTCCCTCGCTCACAGGATTGTTGAAGTACTCAGCTTGTGCGCTCTTGGTTGAGATGTTGGACAGAACGGTGTCGATTTGTTCCTCTGTGTTCTTGGCTGGCCAGGTTGAGTGTCCATCCTTGTCACGTATGTTCACGATGTCCCAGTGTCTTGCCTTGGCTCCAGCCTTCTTGATGCAACAGTCCTTGGCTATGATGTTTCCACACCACAGAATCAAGGTAGGCTCAGAGATGGAACGTGTAGGATAAAGCGAGGCCTCGAACCAGTCCCATTTCTTTTTTAGCGTCTCTGGGTTTCTGCAATCCTCATCCGTGTCGTAGTCATCCATGTAGATGACATCGGGGCGAACTTCCTCATTTCGAGCACCACGAGGGGCAGAGCCAGCACCCAAGGCTACGAACTTTGCACCACACTTGGCGGTGAACTCACCATCTGTCCACTGACCAAGCGTCACCTGGGAGCCATAGAACTGACGGATTCGGGGATTTGACTCAAAGTTAATCTTGTAAGGTGCAAGGAGACGCTTGGCAGAGTCAATGGTGGCAGATGCCAGGACAAAGAACCTCTTGCGCTTGGTCAGTGCAAGGTACATGCAGATAAACATCGCCACGGTAGATTTGGCAAGCTCACGGCTCCAAGACAGCACCTCATACCATTCATCATGCTCGATGACACGCTTGATGGCACGCACGTGGAAAGGCGCAAACTCATACTTGGCATACTTGGGAAAGAAGTACTTGATCCATTTGATTGGGTCTTCCTCCAGTTTCTTTCTCTTCTTGTCGATTTCACTCTGTGAGAGCCAGTCTTCCACAGGTACATCGGCAGCCAGTGCCTTGTGGTGTTCTGCCCACCTTTGCAGGGCATTTCTTTCTTCTTGTGTCATTTCAACTGATCTTTAATGAATAAATCCCAAAGCTCGTTGTACTCCTTGGCCTTTTCTATGTCAATGGAGCGAAGCCAGTTGGTAAACTTGATGCCCACGTTCACTATGTCTGTGATTCCTGCCTCATTCTGTAATTTCTTGATGGCAGAAGACAGCTTGACAATGGTGTCTGCCTCCTTGGCCGTCAAAGCACGCTGTCCTTCAGGACGTGCATTCGCCCCATCCTGTATGTCACTGATTTGCTTGATCATGCCAGCAATGATTTGCTCCGTGGAGATAGTTATGGAGACACGCAGCTCTTCCCATTTCCCTTCCCTGATCCATCGGGAGACCGTCTGCCTGGTGATTCCCACCTTTTCAGCGATTTCTTCCTGTGTGCATCGGCTTTTGATGAACAAATCCTTGGCAATGCTCTTCTTGTCTATGTTACTTTTTACCATATTTATATAGTTTTGATTCTGCAAAGTTCTAAAGAAATCCGCAAAAAAAGAAATCGTGATTTTATGGTAGCGTCCACGAACACCACCGTAGCGTCCATGGACACCACCATAAAACCACGATTTGGACAACTCGAAAAAAGTCCCGATATTTGCAAAAAATTTCAACGCATGAAACAGAAATTTCGCAATATAATAAAAGGTGATGGCAAGGCTATCATCATGCTTTATGGAGAAGTCGGTGAAGGGCGTTCCGTAGATAGCAACCGTGTGGTGAGCGAGCTTTTCGCATTGAGTGACCAGGGCTGCAAGATCGAAGTGCGCATAAACAGCCAGGGTGGAGATGTTTTCAGCGGCATGGCCATCTACAACGCCCTCCGACAATCCAAGGAAGACATCACCATATATATAGACGGTGTGGCAGCGAGCATCGCAGGAATCATCGCCCTTTGCGGCAAGCCTCTCTACATGAGTCCATACGCCAAGCTGATGCTCCACAACGTGAGCGGTGGCACATACGGCAACGCCAAGGAGCTTCGACAAATGGCAGACCAGATGGAAGTGCTACAGTCAAACCTCGCCACCATGATAGCTGGTCGCCTCGGCATGGAGGCAGACAACGTGGCAAAGAAATACTTCGATGGGCAGGATCACTGGATAACGGCTAACGAGGCACTTGACATGAAGCTCGTGGATGGAATCTACACAATGGATGAGGTAGCCAACCCACCGACAACGACAGAAGGCATTTACAACTATTTTAATAATCGGTTTGACTTCAAACCACAAAACAATGAAGAAATGGCATTAATAGATGACATCAAGACGATTCCAAGCTTTGAGGACAAAGCGGATTCGAGTGCCGTCCTGGCACACATCAAAGAACTGGAGAACAAGGCAGCCAAGGTGGCCATCCTCGAAAAAACGGTGAATACCTACAAGAATGAGCTTGAAAAGGCTCACAAAGAGCAAGATGATGCTCTCATCAATGAGGCGGTCAAGGCTGGCAAAATTAGCAATGAGCAGGTGGAGACCTTCAAAAACCTCTTGAAGAGCGACCGTGAGAACACCATCAAGCTCATCGGTGGCATGAAGGGACGTGCAAGCAACCGTGCCATGGCTTTCATCAACCCAGACACACCATCAGGTGGCTCGTTCGCCAACAAGACATGGGATGAGATTGACAAGGAAAACAACCTTGCCCAGTTGAAGAACCAAGACCCTGCACTTTTCAAGAACCTCTACAAGCAGAAGTTCGGTGTGGACTACAATGAGTAATAACTTTTAATTTTATAGAAAATGGCATTAAACAGAGAAATTTGGATCAATACCATCACTGAGAATTTCTATCCAGACAATTCCTTCATGGCGAAAAGTATTGACGATTCCGCATTCGTGAACAACAAGACCGTTCACATCCCTAATGCTGGCAAGCCTTCGAGCGTTGTCATCAACCGCAGCGAGAAACCAGCGAAGATCAAGGAACGTGAGGACAACGAACTCACCTACAACATTGATGAGCTGACAACAGACCCTATCCACATCTCCAATGTGGACACGGTGGAACTCTCCTACGACAAACGCAACAGCGTTCTTTCCAACGACCGCAAGCAGTTGCAAAAGGCAGCAGCACAGAACTTGCTCTACAAGTGGGCAGGTAGCTTGAAGACAAAGTTTTTCACAGCTGGCGAGGCTCGTGAAGCCCACACCTCAGCGACAGCCTCTGGCAATCGTAAAAAAATCACCAAGGCTGTAGTGATGAAAGTATTCGTAAGGTTCAATATGGATGACGTGCCAGCAGATGGTCGTTTCATGTTGCTTGATGCAGCCATGTATGCGGATTTGCTTGACGACCTGACAGACAAGGAACTCTCAGCCTTCCTCGCTTGTGCTGATGCTTCAAGGGGCGTTCTTGGCAAGTTGTATGGCTTTGAGATCATGCAACGTTCCCAGGTGCTTCGCACAACGGCAGATGGTGCAGCCATCTTGAAATGGGAAGAGGATGATGCTGACACTGAACTTGCAGCTGGTCTTGCCTGGCAGCAAGACTGTGTGAGCCGTGCCTTGGGTGACGTGAAGATGTTCGATGATATGGGCAACCCAACCTATTATGGTGACATCTACTCATTCCTTGTGCGTACAGGTGGTTCGCCACGTCGTTACGACGGCAAGGGTATCGCAGCCATCATTGAGAGCAACGCAGCCTAAAAGGTTAAATCGTAAAATTAGACTCTATGATATTACCAAGAGTAAAAATTCAGTTCCTCAATGGCCAGTTGGGAACCGTCGGTGAGAGTGCCGACGGACTCCTGGCCCTCATTTGCGGTGCGGCAGCCGTAGCAGGAACCTTTGTGCTTAACACAGCCTATTCCATCACAAGCATGGATGACCTTGCCGAGCTTGGAGTGACAGCGACCAACAACGCAGCCCTCTACAAGCAGGTGTCCGAGTTCTACGATGAGGCAGGAACAGGCACAAAGCTGGTCCTCTACCCAGTCGATCCAAGCACCACCTTGACCAACATGTGTGATTACACAAGGACGGACGCATGGTATGCGAGAGACTTGATCACCAAGCAAAACGGCAACTTGAGGGGCATCGGCATCGCCAATGTCAACACGGGAGCGTCTGGCACAAGCATCAACGGCATCGACCCCGATGTGTTCACTGCCATGCCAAAGGCACAGCAGCTGGCAGAATGGGCGACCACCGAGCTTTACGCCCCTTTGTTCTTCATCCTCGAAGGTCGCAACTTTGACCCATCGAAGGAATTGAAGGACATGACCAAGGAAAAGTATGACCGTGTGGGCATTGCCATCGGTGACACCGTGGCATCCTCCAAGGGAGCGACCATCGGCACGTGGCTTGGGCGCATTGCCAAGAGTCCAGTGCAGCGCAACATTGGCCGTGTGAAGGATGGCTCGCTTGCCCCATTGGAGATGTATGTGGGTTCCAAGAAAATTGATGAGTCCGAGAGTACCATCAAGGCAATCTATGAAAAGGGCTACCTCGTGCCACGCAAGTATGTGGGACGCTCAGGCTACTTCTTTGCTGATGACAACCTGGCCTGTGATCCTACAGGTGACTATGCGCACATCGCCCACCGTCGGGTGATAGACAAGGCATATCGCCTGGCATACGACATCATGCTTGACATGCTCCTTGACGAGCTGGAAGTCAATGATGACGGCACGCTGCAAGTTGGAATCGTGAAAAGTTGGCAGCAGACCGTGGAAAACGGCATCAACAAAAAGATGACCGCCAATGGTGAGCTTTGCGCAAATTCCGATGGTGAGGGATGCCAGTGCTACATCGACGAAAAGCAAAATGTACTCAGTACCTCGAAGGTGCTTGTGACTCTGAAAGTGCGTCCATACGGATATGCCCGATACGTGGACGTGAATCTGGGATTCTTAGTAGAAACAAGTAACAGCTAAAGAATATGTTTAATTCAAAGGAATACGAGTGGGCCGACATCAACGTTGTCATGGCAGGTCGCCCTGTCACAGGATTCCGCTCCGTGAAATACTCATCGAAGCAGGAAAAGGAAGCCTTGTATGCCAAGGGCAACAAACCGCAAGGTGTGCAGCGAGGGAACAAGTCCTACGATGGCTCCATTGGACTGTTGCAAAGCGAGTATGAGGCACTGAGCCAGGCTTGCGGTGGCGACATCCTTGACGCTTCTTTCGACCTTGTGGTGTCTTATGGCAATGCCACGAAGGGTGATGTCATCGTGACAGACATCCTTGTGGGTGCAGAGTTCACTGAGGACAACACCGAGTGGAAGCAGGGTGACAAGTTCCAAGAAAAGGAACTTCCTTTCATCTTTGTGGATAAGAAGAAAGGATAGTGTTTGAACACCATTCAAATAACATTCAAATAATAGAAAAATGAAAATAGATAAGCAAAAAGTAGAAGAGTGGAAGAAGCTGCATGGAGAAATCTTCCAGATAGAGACTCAGGGCAAAAGCTGTATTGTCCGTAAGCCAACCCGTAAGGAATACAGCTATGTGTCAGTGGTGAAGAACCCTATCAAGGCACAAGAGACCTTGCTCAATCAGATCTGGCTTGACGGTGACGAGGAAATCAAGACCAACGATGATCTTTTCTTCGCAGTTTGCTCGCAACTTGAAGACGTACTGGCAATCAAGGAGGCTGAGATAAAAAAGCTTTAGAGGATGCAGAGATAGATGATGTCGAGGCAAAGGACATCCTTTATATGAACACCTTGCTGAGATACAATCTGTTTTTGGATCCTGACACGCTGTCTGATGAGGAATGGGCGTGGACTATCAGGTATTTGATGGAAATCAAAAAAGCAGAGAATAAGACAGATGGCTAAAAGTGTACTTCAATTTCTTATCAAGTTGCAAGCCAACGAAGGCAATGTGCTGAGTGTGGCAAGACGCACGTCCGAGCAACTGGACAACATAACCCGAAAGGCGACCCTTGTGAGGAGTCGCCTCCAAGCAGCCTTCTCGTTCTCCAGCTTGAAGACCTCCCTGATGTCACTCCCTGGCATGGATTTTCTGATGAATCCCTATACCCTTGCAAGTGCAGGCATCGCAGCCATCTCATCCATCGGGGCGCAAGCCGAGCAAACAAGCGTGGCATTCAAGACGCTTGTTGGCAACGAGACGGCAGCGGCAAAGATGCTGGGTGACATCTACAACTTTGCGGCAAAGACCCCATTCGAGCCTCTGGACTTGGAGAACAATGCCAAGATGATGCTTGGATTCGGTGTGAGCACACAGAAGGTGGTTCCGTACTTGAAGCAGCTTGGCGACATCGCCATGGGCGACAAGGAGAAGCTTGGCGGTCTCTCACTTGTCTTTGGACAGGTGGCATCAGCAGGAAAGATGCAAGGCCAAGACCTGATGCAGTTCATCAACGCAGGTTTCAACCCATTGAAGGAACTCCAGAAGATGACAGGCAAGACATACGCAGAGCTTCAGGACATGATGAGCAAGGGACGTATTGGCTTTGATGCTGTGGCGGCAGCCATCGCCCATGCCACAAGCGAGGGCGGTGCTTTCAACGGCATGAGCGACAAACTGAGCAAGACTGTCAGAGGAAAGTTCTCCACCATGATGGGAAACATCAGGCAAGCAGCCACCGGCATGTTTGATGCGATCAAGCCTGTTGTGCTTGGACTGATGGACATTGTTGGCGCATTGGTTCCACCGATAGCGTCCGCCCTTCAATTCCTTCTGTCCATCGTTGGCGGTGTCATCGGCTTCTTTATGAAGTGGAAGACGGAAATAGCCTATGTGGCTGTAGTAGCTGGTGTTGGAGCCATCGCCTTCAATGCCCAGGCAATAGCCCTATGGGGGCTTGTGGGTGTGATGAAGGTGGTGGCGGCCGTGACCAAGGTGTGGGAAGGCGTGCAGTGGCTGTTGAACATCGCCATGAACGCAAACCCTATAGGTCTTGTCATCACTGCCATCGCAGCCCTTGTCGCAGGTGTGGTCTATTGTTGGAACAAATTCGCTGGTTTCCGTGCCTTTCTCCTGACCATGTGGTCGGTCATCAAGGGACTTGGCGGTATCATCAAGGACTACCTCATAGACCGCTTCAAGACGTTCCTCAGTGGAATCGGCAAGGTGGGACAGGCATTGGCGAAGCTCTTCAATGGAGATTTCAGCGGTGCATGGTCGAGTGCAGTGGATGGTGTCAAGGACTTGACAGGAATAACCAGCACGACCAAGGCTTTCAAGGCTACCCAACAACTCGCTGGGGGCATCAAGCAAGATTTCGACAAGAACTATTCAAGGGAAAGTGCCAAGGACAGAAAGAAGCCTTCTGACCACAAGATTTCAAGCCCTTCCACCAAAGGAAGCCCAGCCTTCTCATTCGGCTCACCATCAAGTGACGGCAAGGGAGGAAAGGGAGGAAAAGGTGGACGTGGTGGGCATGGTGGCGGTAAGTCCACGGCCGAAGCCCTTGCCACTGGTGGGTCTCGAAGCTCGAACATCCACATCAGCATAGGCAAGTTCTTCGACACCATACAAGTAACAATGAACGACAAGACCGACACGGCAGACCTGGAGCGTATCGTGCTCCAGTGCATGAACCGTGCCCTGTCAATCGCAACAAGTACAGACCGATGAGCACAACAAACAGATTCATACTCCAAAACTTGGCCTTGCGAGCCATGGGACTCACCAAGGTTCCTCCTTATTGGTTGTTTCGAGAGAACAACTTCCATGGCGTGAACCTTGGCTACATGTCAGCGGCCAAGACCATTCCAGACAGTTCGGGCTTTGACGTGGAAACCATGTCGGATGCAGAGCTTGAAGACGTGGTTCGCACGAATGCGACAGGCGTGCCGATGGTCTTGCCCCTTCGATTCCAGCTTGAAGAGTCTGGAGCGCAAGAGTGGCTTTTCCCCATGGAGCCAATGATCAGCGTCAATGGGCAGAACATACTTGTGAGGCGAAACGTCTCAAAGGGCAAAATCAGGGGAAGCATCAAGGAACGTTGGACGCAGGATGACTACAGCGTGAGAATCGAGGGCATCTTGATGGGCATGGATGGCAAGTACCCTGAGGCGGACGTGGCAAAGCTCAGAAGTTTCTGTGAGGCTGGTCACGTGAAGGCACTGAATCCATTGCTTGAGATATTCGGCATCAGCCAACTTGCCATCGAGAGTTGGGACATTCCCTTCACTTCTGGCACTATCAATCAAAACTACACCATACAGGCCTACAGTGATGACATCTACAAGTTGCTGTTGAGCCGTGACGACTTAAACGCATAGAATTATGTACACCATGGCATTTGACATCAGAATCGGCACATACAAGCTCTGTATGATTGACAAGGTAGAAATCCATCGTAGCGTGGAACTACTTGCGGACACGGCTGTCATTACTCTTCCAGCATCAGAGTACAACCATGCCCTCCAGGTCGAAGACAAGCTAAAGCGAGGCGACAAGGTGATAATCACCCTTGGCTACGAAGAGGCAGGACTTGAAACTGAGTTCGAAGGATGGCTTCAACGCATATCCACCGATGGAGGGAACGTCAAGCTATATTGCGAGGATGACATCTTTCTGTTCCGAAAGGACATGAAGAACGAAGTGCTTCAAAAGGTAGCCTTGAAGGATCTCCTTGCCAAGGTGGTCTCTGGGTGTGGTCTCTCATTCAAGGTGGAGTGCTCCTATTCCTGGACATACGGAAAGTTTGTCATCAACAACGCAACTGGCTACGATGTCTTGAAAAAGGTACAGGAGGAATGTGGGGCTGACATCTACCTACAGGATGAGACCTTGCACATACACCCTCCAGGCGAAAAGATGGGCGTGGAATGCTTCTATGACTTCGCCCTGAACGTGGAGGAAGACAACCTCACCTATCATCGTGCGGAAGACAAGAAAGTGCAAGTCATCGTGAAAGCCCTGATGCCAGACGGAACCGTCAAGGAAGTGGAGACTGGAGCAACAGGAGGCGACAAGATAGAAATCAAGTGTGCCACCAATGACGAACCCTCCATGAAGGCTCGTGGCGAGCTGGAGGTGAAACGTCGAAGCTTCGACGGCTACGAGGGAAGCATCACAGGATGGCTCATACCGGTTTGCCGTCCATCTGATAGCGTCACGCTCCATGATGCCGATTATCCCTACAAGGATGGCACTTACTTTGTGACAGCCGTTGACACCGAGTTTTCAAGTGCTGGTGGAAAAAGAAAGGTCAGTTTAGGATTTAGATTGAGTTGATTATGGATGAGTACAGACAATTACAGGAACATTTGAGGGCATTGGCAGGTGGAGGCAAGAGCATCGCCATCTACCAAGGTATAGTGAAATCCGTTGACGGAAACCTCTGTGAGGTGACCGTGGGAGGCATCACCATCCCAGGGGTAAGGCTCAAAGCCTCCGAGATAAAAGACGATGGCTTGATGCTGGTCACACCCAAGGTGGGCAGTGCCGTGACCATCGGCAGCTTGTCGGGAGACCTCAGGGAACTTGTCGTTCTACAGGTTGACCACATTGAGACGATCGTCATCAACGGTGGCAAGCTTGGAGGTCTCATCAACATAGGGCAGCTGACCCAAAAGATCAATGAGCTTGTGGAAGCCTTCAACAACCATACACACCAAGTGACCGTGAGCCACCCTGGTGGAACTTTCACAACGGTCAAACCAACGGATTCCGCAAAGTCGTTCAACAAGGGCGACTATGAGGATGAGAAAATAAAGCATTGACATGGAAGGAATACAACTTGAATACAACAAGGATTCTCCAATCCTGGAGCCAAAGGTGTCGCATGGCTCTCTTCTGGTGGGTGACGTGCTCAGACAGAACCAAGCCCTGCTACTTACCCTTCACAATGGTGAGCTGAAAGAAAATCCATCCGTTGGCGTAGGCATCAGCGACATGTTGCTTGACAACGATCCAATCTATTGGAGAACGAAAGTCAAGGAACAGCTGGAAATGGATGGGCAAAGCGTCGAAAAGGTGACAATCACCCAAACTGGCATTCAAATAAAAGCAAAATATTAAAAACGAACAAAAATGGTTTTAGAACATTTCTTGAATAAATTGACGGTGGTATTGTCCACTGTGTGGGGATGGCTCCTTGCCATATTCCTGGTCATAGCCAATTTCTTGGCAGGTTACGAGACGATAGTGGGCTTCACGGTGGCAGCTGTGCTGATGGACGCAGCCTGGGGAATCGCATCCAGCTTGAAGCAAAAGCGATTCACAAAGAGCGAGCTTGCCAGGGATTCATTCAGTAAGTTGGCGGTGTATGGTTCCGTAATTGTGCTTTTCATCCTCATTGACAAGCTCATCGGGGCGAGCAACGGACTCACCACAAGTGCCATCTGCATTTGCATCATCCTCGTGGAGCTATGGAGCACATCCGCAAGTATGCTGATCTGTTTCCCGAACATGCCGTTCCTCAAACTCCTGAAGAAGGCTCTTGTGGGAGAAATCGCAAGTAAACTGAACGTAAAAACAGAGGATGTGGAAAACGCCCTCCAAGCATTGAATAGAAAATGAGAAGAATAGAATTTATCGCAATCCATTGCACGGCTGGCAGCCAAAGCACAACCATCAAGCAACTCGAACTGGAGTTTAAGCGCAAGGGGTGGAAATACCCTGGCTATCATTACGTGATTCTTCCAGATGGTAAGATTCATCAGATGTTGGCCGTGGAGAAGGTAAGCAATGGCGTGAAAGGATGGAACTCAAAGATTATCAACATCGCCTATATCGGTGGCATCGACGCAAACGGAAAGCCAACGGACAACCGCACAGAGGCACAGAAGAAATCATTGGTGAGCCTCTTGAAGCTATTGCGCAAGACATATCCAAATGCGATTATCCAGGGACATCGTGACTTTAGCCCTGACTTGAACCATGATGGCAAGATAACACCCAATGAGTGGATCAAGGCTTGCCCTTGCTTCAATGCCAAGGATGAGTACAAAGACATCTAAAAACAAGACAAAATGAAACATTACATTTATTTACTCCTGGCAGTGATCATGTTTGCCGCCTGTGGTTCGAGCAAGAAAGTGGAGTCTTCGCAGAAGCTTGTCTTGAAGGATTCCGTGAACATTCGGGATTCCATTGTTTTCAAGGACTCCACCATCATCCGATATGAGTTGAACGTGATTGATTCCGTGAACATCAAGGATTCAACCGTGCTGACACTTGACAAGGACGGAAACGTCCTGAGCAAGGAAAAGTACCGAAGCACGGAACGTAACCGAAAGGCAAGCAAAAACGAGTCAACGGCCCAGACGCAGCATGAGACCAACAAGCAAAAGGCAAACGAGCGACATGACCAAAGGCAAGACGAACAAAAAGAGATTGTCAAATCTCAGTCTGGCTATATGGACAAAATCTTGAACTATGCCTTTTGGCTTCTTATTCTCACTTGCATTTGTGGCTCTGTATATAACGCTGTGAAGAAAGGCAAAAAAGATTAAGTTATGAAGGCAAAGGTCAAGGACGGACAGACGATGGCAGACATCGCCATCCAGGAGTTTGGCTCATGGGAAGCCATGATAGCCATCGCCCAAAAGAATGGAATCGGCATCACGGACATCCCAGAGCCAGGAACAGAGGTGAAACTTCCAGACGGCACATGGAACAGAGTCATGCAGAACTATTGCAAGAACAATGACGTAAGCCCTGCAACCGCAAGGGACAACGGCAATGTCCGCCTGAGAATCTTTGGCGAGGAATTTACACAAGAATTTGAGTAACATGGCAAGGACTGTATCAGAAATCAAAAAGACGATGACGGATGCCTTCATGGCAGATGCCAACATCCGTGAGAAATATGGGCTAAAAGAGGGTGACACATGGAATCGTTGTTTTTCATCCGTAAGCTTGGAGAACATCATATTCTTCATCGTGGCAGCCTGTAGCCATGTGCTTGAAGCCATCTTTGAGCAATATACGAAGGACGTGGATGAAAAAGTCTCCATGGCCGTGGTCGCCTCTGTGCCATGGTACTACAAGATGGCCAAGGCGTTCCAGTACGGTGACAGCCTTGTGTTGAACGAGGCCACCCAACAGTATATGTATGCCAACATCGACGAAAGCAAGCAAGTGGTGAAGTACGCAGCCGTGAGAGACAGGGGCACGAGCGTACAAATACTTGTGAGCGGTGACAAGGACGGCAAGCCTGTGGCACTTTCAAACGACGTTTTAACGGTGTTCAAACAGTACATGAACAGGGTGAAGGTCGCAGGAGTGGTTCTTTCCATCCGTTCCAAGGAGGCTGACAGAATTGTCATCAGGGCAAAGATTTACGTTGACCCATTGGTCATCAATTCGGATGGCACTATGATTTCCGATGGAAGCAAGCCTGTGGAGAATGCCATAAACTCATATTTGAGTGGCATCGTATATGGTGGAACTTTCAACAAGACTAAGCTGACAAATGCCATTCTGAATGTTGATGGAGTGAACGATGTGGAACTTGGAGAATGCTCCTACATGGAAGATGGTGGCACGAGCTACACAGAGATTAAAGGAAATAACTATACGGCCTTGGGCGGTAGCTTCATCGCAGAAGGTCTCACAAACTCATTGAATTATGTGGTACAGGATTGACTTGACGAAGTTGGTGGTACAATTACTTCCACCTATTTTGAGAAGTAAGTTTCTCATAGCCCTGTTGAAGGCTCTCATCTTACCTTTGGTATTCATCTACGACAAACTGATGGAGCATCGTGACAATGTATCGGAAAAACTTGACATCACGGCCAATGTCATATACTTGGAGAAAATCTTGAATGATGCGTTCTTCCTGTCAGATCTTCAAATTTACATCGAGACGCAAGAGGAAGACTTGACAAGCTATTGGCATTTCAAACATGAGGATGCACCATGCAAGTATTTGCACAAGGATTCAAAGACTGGTGTCATTTTGAAATACAAGGAAGAAAGCAGTTACAAAGACAGTTTCGTCGTATGGGTTCCAACGTTTCTTTGTACATCGCTTGACTCCAATGAAGACAAATACAAGGGCAAGAACCTTACAAGGATAAAGGAACTGTTATCGTTTTACAAACCAGCTGGACGCACGTACAGCATAAAATTATACGATTATGAATAAGCTAATTTTTAGTGAGGGCGGTCAGCCTGTTTGCTTGGATGACTTGAAGACACTCCAAGACATGATAGTCGAAACCATCAAGCCTTTATTGTTGGCCTTGGTTAAGACAAATGTTTTCATCCTGGATGACTATGACTTTAGAAATTCTGAAATTGACACGGAAAAGATGCAGACGAAATTCATCTTGTCAGCAGGCACGCTTGTTGTTGATGGTGACTTTCTCTCATGGCCAGACACTCCTTTGGCTATAGATAATTGGAATCAACCTATATATATATGCGTCAAAAACAAGGAAGAAGATGTCCGAACTTTTGAAGATGGGCAAAATCGAAATTGCACTCAATCCAAGGAGGTTTATGTGAGTACGGATTCAACAGGTGCTGACCAAGCCTATAATTTATATAATTTGCATCCCTTGCTGGATTTGCTTTCCTCTGCCCTTGGTCTTGGCTCAATCAAGGAAAATGCAAAAGTCACCTTCTTTAATGGATATTCGGGTAAGGTTAAAGTCAACGAGGCAGACAATGACAGACAACTTACAATCAACATCAGTACATCGGCTAAGAGTTGGGACACTTCTGATGGAGCTCTTTCAAAAGGAATACTCTTTAAGTTTGATGACAGCAACGATAGTGAGTATCTGCAAGGAAAGGTCAGTCCTACATTTGATTATCTTGGAAAGAAATACCAACTTGCTGTTTGTGCAAAGCCTGTTGCTCCAGTAGTCCTTCTACAGCCAGAAGGAGGTTTCCCTGAAGACTTCTATGATGATAGTTATGAATTTCCTATTATTCCTGTATCTGTTACATTCAAATATAGTGAGTTTAAATCAAACAAATAAACTATGGAATCAATCTACAAGTTACAACAGCGTGCAGAAACCTTGCGTCGCAAGACGCAGGTAGATAGTATCTCCCCAGAGGAAGTTGGCAGCCTTCATGCCGATACTTTGGCATACCTTGCCGATATGGAGCAGAATGCTGATGGCCTTGGCATTCATCAGGTGTACAAGAGCTATGCAGCAATGAAGGCAGACAGCACGGCTCCTATAGGCAGCAATGGCAAGGCACTTCGCTTTGGCCAGCTCGTAGCCATATACGACGCAAAGAACTCCACCCAGCAAGAGAGTGGAAATGTCTATGCCTTCCAAAAGGGCAATGACACAGATCCTTGGTTATTGATGGGTAATCTTGGAAGCATCTATGCCCTACAGCAACAGGTTGACCAGGAAATCATTGATCGAGCCAAAGCGGACACAACTTTGCAAGCCCATATCGACACGGAACAGACCAACCGCACAAATGGTGATGCGGAACTCTTGAAACGACTCCAGGGAACCAGTGACAACAGCAGCGCACTGAGCGACCCATTCGTCTCGCTTGGCAATCTCACAGATGGCGATACCACCAAGGAAGCCCAGCTTCAAAACAAACTTGATGCAGCATGTGCCACCTCCGATAACTTCAAGTTTGTAGGTGAGATGAGGGCGCAGCTCAACGGTGTGAATATACAGGTGAGCCAGTTTGTCATTGGCTATGACCAGGAATATTGCATACAGGTGGCAAGAGGTTCCATCGCCCTCAATGCAGAAAAGCAGATAACAAGCGGAACTGTCTTTTCCGAATATACCAGAACCCACACAAAGGATGAAGGATGGACGGAATGGACACTTTGTGGTGGCAAAGCCTTGGCAGACAACATCCGTGAGAGCCTTGCCGTGGCAAATGCGGCAACCGTGAAAGCCATCACGGACAAGATTGGCGAGGCAGGCGGCATCGCCCCGCTTGACTCAAACAAGAAAGTGCCAAGCTCCCACCTTCCAGAAGAAGTCTATGATGTGGTCATGGTGTCCTACTGGGACACTCCATCTGCCTCCATCGTAAACTCATACAGATATTCATCGGAAAACAAGCAGTTGGAAAGGCTCCAGGATCTCGTGGTGGGAGAAGATGTCAAGCCGACATGGGTGAAGCAGACCATTCGTGAATCTGTCATCTATGTGGATGTCATGGGAAAGGTTCCTTACATCTGGACAGGCAACGACATGGTGCAAATAGCTCCAAAGGCAACCCCTGCAAGCATATTCAATGCCACCAACGAGGTTCCAATCACTGGCTATTACCAACTTTCCGACAGCCAGAACGAGAGCATGTCTGCCATTCATGTGGCATGGAAGGAAGGCAAGGCTGTGAGCGGTCTGATCATTTCCTTCGAGATGTCAGCGAGCATTTGGAAGACTTACCAATACGTGGGCAAGACCGTGACCGAGACAAACTGGCTCAACACGGACAACTGGAAGGACTTTGGTTCACTCGCAGCAGGTTCCGAGACATACCTCATAATCGACAAGCTTGTGGGCAGTCCAGACGTGGGAAAATTCTGGTCTTTGGAGACCGCTGTCTCAGCCCTCCTGAAATACCAGGAGAAGACTGGTGTCATCTATGCGAAGAAGGGTCTCATCATCTCATACTCCACTGGTGAGAACAAAATGGACACCAAGCAATTCCAGGGTGAGGTGACGGATATTGGCGAAGTGGGTCTTTGGAGTGACTTTGGCGGTGGCTCTAAAATGGAGGCAAAGGATGAGCCTGAAAAGGATGGCAAGGACGCTTTCTCCACTGGAGGCGCATACAAGAACGTTCCTTCACAGATCAAGGTGGACACCGAGACCCAGGGAGTGGTCAAGCTTCAACTTGCCAATTCAGAGGGTGAGGGCATCGGTGACGAACAACAGTTCCCTGTTGGCACAGGCAGCGGTGGTGGCTCTGGTACCATTGTGAGCATCCAGTTTGAAAGCTCACCACTTTATGCCAAGGCAGGAAGCACCGTGCTCATCAAGGCAGCCATCCGAAGCATCACAACGCAAGGAGGTGGCGAGATCTACAACATGATAGAGAAAATCGTGTTGAAGGACAGGGACACAAACCAAGTCCTCGAAACCCTTTCAGTCAACAAGGCTTCGTCGGCATCGGGCGACACATACGACTTTGGCATAGACGTTAGCTCCTATTTCGTGACGGCAACCACCAAGCGTTTCCAGTTGGTGGCATACGATGACGCAGGAAACAACGGTTCGAGAAACATCAATGTCTCTGGTGTCGATGTGACCATCACAAGCGTCCAGACCCTCAACTTCACGCAGAACACCTCGCTTTCCGTCGGTGGATCCGCAAAGAGCATCCAGATGTATAAGTTTGCCAACAACGCCAGCGACAAGGGCATCAAGGCCATTGCGGAAATCTACATCAACAACCAATGGCAGGAACTTGGCTCGTCAATCATCACGGACACTTATTCGCATTCCGTCAACATAGACCCACGCAACTGTCTGGGAACTTCACTGACACATGGAGCCTATCCACTGAGAATCCATGGCGAGGATGTGGGAAGCGGTGTCATTGGCAATTACCTCCATACCTCAGTCATGGTCGTGGAGGAAGGAAACAACACTCCCATTGTAGCCACAAGATGGTACACGGACGAAATCCAAGGCAAGCGCAAGCTCTACGAGTCAATCTCCATCGACTATGCGCTATATGTGGCCAACGACAACAACCCCAAGGCTGTGATTCTTTACGATGGAACGGTACAGAACAGCAGCGTGGCGTATCGCTCGCAGACATACACGTATAACAAGCAGGTGCTTGAAAGCGTACATGATGGCTCCAAGACCATCGACGTATATGTGGAATGTGGGGATTCCGTATCACAGGCAGCATCCTTCGTGATTGACGGAAGTCTGGTCGATGTGGAGGAAGTGAGCACACAGCGAGTGTTCAACATCACCATGGACTCACGCTCGAACAGCGAGGAAGACAAGGCCATCAAGGACGGTGAGACCTCCATCAACGTGGAAGGGTCAAACTGGAGCACCAATGGCTTTGTCAAGGATTCCTTTGGTACTTCCTCCTATGGAACGGACAACGACAAGGGCATCATGTCCCTACGTATTGCTGAGAACATGAAGGCGGTGTGCGACTACAAGCCTTTTGCATCCAACAGCATTGAACAGAATGGAATGGCCATCAGCTTCACGGTCAAGGTCAAGAATGTGGAAGACAGAAACGTGAAATTGATAGACTGCCTTGGCGACAACAAGGTGGGCTTCTATCTCACTGGTGAGAAACTGGTCTTCACCTGTGATGGCGCAACGGCAACCAACCCAGATGACCTTGGAGCGCAACAGACAGCCGTGGTGTATTACGCCCAGGACACAGTGACACGCTTCGACATCGTGATAGAGCCTTCTGCCATCGCCCCATACTCTGGTATAGGAAGCATCAAGATATTCCGAAATGGTGACGAAGCTGGTGCTTGTTACTATGACGCAGGGAAGTTCACCACAAACGAACACACCATCGACTTCGACGGTACCAGTGCAGACATCTACCTGTATAAGATTACGGCATGGGCTACATACTTCAATTTCCGCCAGGCACTCAACAACTACCTTGTGGGCTTGAAGGACACCAAGGAAATGCTCAGTGAGTATGAGAAGAACCTGGTGATGGCATCGCAGACAGCTGAGGGAACGACCAAGGATCGCCCAACCATGCAAGCCTGCATGAATGCAGGGCTTTGTTGTGTCACACTCCTTAAAAATGCCGACACCGACAACATCGAGCAAAACTATCCTGGCTATCTGGACAAGCTTGATGGCGACAAGAAGACCAAGGCTTACTTCGACTGGATTGTCAGATTCCCAGACCGTCCATGGCAAGACTTCAAGGTGCTGATGGTTCCTACCGTGAACCAAGGCACGACCTCTTCACTCCGTCCTGTCAAGAACAAGAAGGGCAAGTTCAAGGGTTGCAAGGTCATCTTGCTCCATACAGAGGAAGACTTCACTGGTGAGGAACTGGAGAAGTTCAAGCTTTGCGAGAAGATGGCAGCCAAGGGCAAGATTCGTGTGAAGGAAGACGGCATGTGGTTCAACGTGGCGACAATCAAGGTGGACTACTCAGACTCAGGCGGTGCGAACAATGGAGCGACCATGGAGCTTATGAACAAACTTCAACGTGCCCTTGGTGAAGGTTACATGACACCAGCCCAGAACGCATACAAGGGAAGCGAGACCTTGAACACCTCCATCGACTCAGTTCCTTGCGCCCTTTTCAGGACGGACATCAACTCCGTGGATGCCACCAATGAGTCATACGCCTACTTCCATGCGAAGGCCAACTTCAACGTGGACAAGAACAACCCTTCGTTCTTTGGCTTCGAGAAGGTTGACGGCTATACGGCAGAATGCCTGAACTATGGCGACTTCAAGGAACTTGTGGCAGCCAAGGGACAAAAGCTCACGGACTTCAAGGATGAGGTGATGAAGGACACTTCCTCGCTCGTGGCAGGAAACATCTACATGCTTTCCGAGTATTGCGGCCCTTCCAACATGTTCATCGAGAACGATGGAACTGGCTCCATGGTAGAGACCACGGCCGTGGCAGACCCAACGGAAACATCGAAGAGCCTTGCAGAGGTCAAGGCGGACAAAGTGACCGAATATGACTGGACGGTAGTCTATCACACCTCTGATGACAAGTACGCCAAGTATAGCGGTGGAAACTGGATGGACACCACTGGCTCCATGACCTATGACAAGGCTACGAGAAAGTGGACTGTCACTGGAAGGGTTCTCAATCCAACGACGTGCTATGAGTATCTGAAATATGATTATCTCTGTTGGTTGAAGGGCGTGGACAGCGTGGATGACATGATGAGGATTGACGAGGCGACAGGCAAGCCAGTCTGGCTTTCCTACTATGAATGCCGATACCCTGACGATGATGACTTGAATGCCCTTTATGAGTCTGGCAAGAAGGTTCCATACGACCTTTATAATTTCCTCTTGTTTACACAGCAATGTAGCAACGACCTCACAGAGGCAGATGGCGACATCACCCTTGATGGGGCAACGGTGAGCGGAACAAAGGAGAACCGTCTTGCCAAGTGGTCGCACGAGCTTCACAAGTTTGCCAACGTCCGCAGCACCTTGTGTTATGTATGCGCAAGCGATTATATCCTTGCAGTCGATCAGCGAAGCAAGAACATGATGCTGTCTTTCTACAAGGACACGGATGGAAACAAGAGAGCCTACTTCAACCACTGGTATGATGGCGATTGTGTCTGGAACTATGACAACGACTGTGGTCTCACTGTTCCTTGGGACTTGGATGCTGTAAATGACCCTAAGCATTATTACCAGGGCTGGAACAGCGTAATGTTCCAGCAGTCATACAAGGCGGCAGTCTTTTGGCTTGATGGAAATGGGGAAAGCGCAGTCACCTTGCATGACATCGCACAGGACATGCGAAACGCAGAGGCAGACGGCATGAAGATATTCTCAGCGCAAGGTTGCACCAAACTGTGGTTGACAGACCGACTCAGCAAATGGGCAAAGGTCATCTCCTCATTCGATGGCGAACGAAAGTACATTGAGAACTCCACCGCTGGAGCCAACTATTACTATGCGGTTCATGGGCTACGTCTTGACGATCTCCCCGAGACATTCAGGAAACGCTTCGCTTATCGTGATGGATATTACCAGGTGGGCGAGCTCTACCAGAACCCATTCAAGATGCGTGCCGTCGGAAACGACATCGCCATCAACATCAAGGCCGCCCAGGATGGATTCTTTGGAATAGGCGTGGATCGTGCCGACGCTTGCGTGGACAGTTGCTATTTGAAGGCTGGTGAGAGCTATACGCTCAGAAGTGGAATGACGGCAACAGGTGCAGGAACCATGCTCTACGTGTTTGGAGCGAAGAACCTTGCCTTGCTTGACCTGTCTGGTTGCACTCCAAAGGCTGAGAGCTGGGACATCTCCAACTGTGAAATGTTGCAAGAGTTGATTCTTGGTGGCGAATATTACCAACCAGTGGAAGGAAGTGGAGCCATCACCCAACTGAACCTTGGAAACAAGCCGTTCCTCACCTCCATCGACGTGAGAAATACAAGGATCACGTCAATCACTGCAACCTATTGCCCACGATTGAAGACAGTCCTTGCCAAGAACTCGCTTCTTTCATCAATAGACCTCGCAGAGGCCTCGCCAATCGAGACGCTACAGCTGCCATCTACGATGACAAGCCTTTCATTCAAGAACCTGCCAAGGCTTCAATACCCAGGAGGTCTCTCTTTTGACGGATTCGATGGCGTGAGAAGCTTGCTTGTGACAAACTGTCCAAAAATAAGCAGCACCCAGTTGCTACTTGACTGCATCAACGGTGGCTCGAACATCAAGTTCATCCGTTTGACGGACGTGAACGTATATGGGGTATCAGGCATTCTCCAAACATTGAAGGACAGTGGAGCCGTTGGGCTTGACGTAAATGGCACATCTTATGGTGAGAGCGGAAAATGCTCAGGATTGACAGGCCGATGGATTATGACGGATTTCATCTCCAAGGAGACACTTGAATCATTGCAAGCCTACTTCCCAGAGTTGAATGTATATAACAGCCAATACAGTGGAGTTGTCTTTGATGACACGGTGAACGATCCTCAGAACATCACCAACCTTGACAACAAGACAGGCTACGACTACAGCAACGAATACAAGGCATCCGCACATGTCCTGCAAATTTGGAATGACATGAAGCCAGTCATAGGCATCTACGACCAGGGAAGTTCCAAGATGAATTGCATTCCTTTGGATGAAAGCGACTACTCGAAGCTTGCCGACGGTCGTTCGCTTGAAAACACATACGACAAGGGTGAGTATGATGCCTTCATGTATATCGGGCGATACTGGTACAAGGGCATCAACGACTACAAGCATGACAGAAAGTACTTGTTCTATTCGAGCCTACAGACAAAGCCGATGTCAAGTGCAAGTGTCACAAAGAAAGTAAAGCTAACGGAAATCATGCTCATGGCTGGTTGTTCCGTTTGTACAGACTCCATTGACACAAACATCTACGATGATTCTGGAAACCTTAAAATAGACAGCTCATCGACGTTCGTTCGCACCAATGCAAGCTACAACGCATACAAGATGGATGTGGAAGGCATGAGACAGGTACGTTGGCCTGGGGTGACAAGCAGCCGTATCGGTGGTGTGTTCGTCAAGGAAGATGGATCAGTCATCGACATATACAACTTGACAGGCATGGCATCAGATACAGACTTCATGGAAGGCGACTATACCTTCACATCGGTTCCAGATGGCTCAAAGTATTTCATCTTTGCCGTGAAGGTAGTCAATGCGGATGGAGAAGCACTTGCAGTTGACAGTTCTGAGTTGGAGGCTATCGAGCCTGACTGGGTGGAGCACAAGCCAGAACTTGTCGGAATCTATGAGGCAGCCATGCTCAACGGAACCCTGAGAAGCGTGACTGGTGTCGCTGCAAAGTTAGGTGACAACAACAGCAACACATACACAGGATGGACGTATGACAGCGAGGGAAACGTGCAGAACATAGACCCTACAGACATAGCCGATCTTACCTTGCACTATACCTACAAGGACTTCCAAAACTTGGCATGGCTGAGAGGTAAGGGTTATCAGATGATAGACTACGAGACCAGCAAGGATGTGGCAAACCTCTTCTATGCACTCATTGGAAACCGTGATGCACAGGCAGTGTGTGGCTATGGTCGTGGTGTTGGCTCATCAAGCAGCAATGGATGGACTAACAACTATAAGACAGGCTATTGGAACTCCATCGGAAAGGCAAACAGTCCTTGGAACAATGGCATGGGAAACAAGGTGCTCGGCATAGAGAACTTCTTGGCTTGCAACTGTGAGTGGATGGACAACGTAGGTGTGAACATCAAGAGCTTCACAAGTTTCAAGAAAAGCAAGATGGTTGCAACATCGGGTGATCCCCAGGATTGTGTCTGGCATATCTATGACCCATTCACTCAAACAGAGAGAGCCGTGCAAGGCATCAATGCCAACGGCTATTGCATCGGACGTGTAAGATTTGGAAGACATGCTGATCTTGTTCCAACAAAGCTCACAAGCGACAACAGCAAGTGGAATCAGAACTACACGGACATCTCTTGGTATAGCCATAGCAGCGGTGGTGTCCTGTATCGTGCCAGCAACAATGCGTATGCGTATGGCGGTCTCGCTGATGCGAATGCGTACAACGCTTCATCGCACTCGAATACGTACATCGGCACTCGTCTCGCCTTCAAGGGAGCGATAGAGCTGAAAGCAGCGTGATGGCGGAAAAGCGTCAAAGCGTAAGGTGGAGACCTTCTAAAAAAGGTGCTCCACCTCAATTTACCGCCCATGGCGGTCGATTTTTGAAAAATTTTATGTACCTTTGCAGTCCCCAAAGGGGAGGTAGAGGGGTTCAACGGTCGTGTCCTGTATCGTGCCAACAACAATGCGAATGCGAATGGCGGTCTCGCTTATGCGAATGCGAACAACGCTTCATCGAACTCGAATACGAACATCGGCACTCGTCTCGAATTAAGAACTACCTGTCTTTAGACAGCTTCATCGCACCCATGCAATCGGCAACGTGCTTGCCCATCGTACATGCGAGAACCCTGAGCCTCGGCAACAGCACAATATTGTGGAAAGCCGAAACATAAATAGGAGTCCTGAAGGCTTATGAATGATTTTAAGACATTGAACAATTTGGTCCCGGAGATTGTCTCAATCGAAAACCTCAACGAAAGTTTTGACTATGTGGTGAAAGCTCTGAAGCCAGAACAAGAAGAGCGACTAAGAAAGAAAGAAGAGACAATCAAAACATATCTCCGTGACCACATTATGGATGGTACTTTCCGCATAACAGGTTTCAAAAACCTTCATGTGAAAGATGGTCCAAAGGAAAGAGATGTACAAGCACCTCCGGTTGTTGATCGAATTGGCTGTCATGCAATTATGAGTGTCTTTGAAAAGTACGTATATCCAACGGTGATTGAGACTTCTGCTGCAAGCATTAAGGGAAGAGGTATGCACTATCTTCACCATATTGTTGAAAATGACATACATGAATGTGAGGAGCATTTATATTACTATCAATGTGATATATATCATTTCTATGACTCCATAAATCAAGATTTGATGTATGAAGATTTGAAAAAATACGTAAGTGATCCTGTTGTCTTAAAAATCTTTTCAAACTTTGTTCATTTGCTACCCAAAGGGCTTTCAAAAGGACTAAGAAGTTCGCAATGCTTTGCAAACCTCCACTTGTCACCCATAGACCATTATATGAAAGAAGTCGTAGGAATCCGCTATTATTACAGATATTGTGATGACATAGTAATGATGTCAACTGACAAGCGAGAACTTTGGAAGTGGCGAGACATTTTGCATAGAGAACTTGATAAACTTGGACTGAATATCAAACCAAGTGAAGCAGTGAGACCTGTCAATGTTGGACTTGATTATTTGGGATTTGTTCATTACGAGGATTATTCCTTAGTAAGAAAAAGAACCAAGCAGAAAACAGCCAGGCATCTTGCCAAGGTCAAGAGTCGCAAACGAAGGCAAGAAATCATTGGATCTTTCAAAGGAATGGCTTGTCATGCAGATTGCAAACATTTATTTTTCAAATTAACAAATAGACGTATGAAGAAATTTAGTGAACTGGGTATTACATATACTCCAGAGGATGGAAAGAAACGATTCCCTGGCAAGGCTGTCAGACTGAGTGCCATTGTCAACAAGGAAATCGAAATCCACGACTATGAGAAGGATGTGAAGACCTCACAAGGTGAAGGTCGTTACATCGTAAGCTTCAAGGATGCCAAGACTGGAGAATGGGCAAAGTTCTTCACGGCATCTGAGGAAATGAAACAAATCTTGGACAAAGCAAGTGACATTGAGGATTGTTTCCCATTCACAACAGTGATTGAGAGTGAGGTCTTCGATGGAAACAAGGTAAAATACCGCTTTACTTAAACAAGGTTTGAACGGCAGTTTATTTACTTTTAAACAACAACAGAAGATGGAAAAGATTTATGGTTCTCCAATTCGTCAAGACGGATTGATGAAGGTTGGTCGAAACCGTTGGGATTTGTTCTATGGATTCGGCAAGGATGATGACAATGAAGTTGGCTGGAACTGGCGCAAGACATTTGATCATCAGCCAACTTTGGAAGAGGTGAAAGATACTATTATCACTCAGATCAATTCAAACGCTCAGAAAGCGATATTGGAGGGCTATGAGTGGAATGGTCATCAGGTGTGGCTATCTGACGAAAATCAGCGAAACTACACTTTGGCTTATGGCTTGGCCAAGGATGGTGATTTGAAGTCAATGCCGACTGTCAAACTTGGTTCTGATGACAATCCTCTTCTATACACATTCAAAGATATTGAAGAGTTGACATCCTTCACTCTTGGAGTTCAAGCACACATACAAGGTTGTCTTGAATCAGCTTGGAAGGAAAAGGAAGAAATAGACTGGTCCTTGTTCGATTAAAATCATTAAAAAAGCACTCAAACTTGCTGTTTGGGTGCTTTTTTAATTCACATTTCGTTTTTGTCAGTGGAAAACACATTTCGTTTTTGAATGCGTGCGCTTTTGGTTTTGCCGTGATTACAAGCAATATGAAGATAGCCAGACATATAAAAAAAGTATAGTTAAGGCTTGTCGTGATGTAGGCATGGCTTGGGCTAACAATCAGCCAAAGAGTATTGCTAAAACCATTATTCGAGGATGGTGGTAAATATTAATAATTTCTTACTTATAACGTTATGGATATGAAAAGATTTTTAGTAATTAGTCTGTTGATAACTATGTTGTCTTCAAAAGGTATGTGCCAAGGCTTTTTAGGGTCACTAATAAGTGGTGCCTTAAATGTAATGGCAGAGTCAAAGAAAAATAAAAATAAAAAAAAATCGACTCCACGGATATTTGTGCCTGCTCAATTTCAAAGTACTATACCTACAGCTGGTCAGCAAAGTCTTGTAAAAACTAATATTGAAAACAAAGAGCCTTTACAGGCATCTAAAGCAGAAGATGATGTTACTCTCGTAGTTTCAGGTGATGGTAGAAATAAGGAAGACGCAACTAAAATAGCTTTGCGTAGTGCTATAGAGCAAGTTTATGGTGCATTTGTTTCTGCAAATACTTCCTTGTTGAATGAAGAGATAACAAAAGATGAAATAGTGACAATTTCGTCTGGTAATATTAAGGAATATAAGGAACTCGAATGTCTTAATATGGCAGGTAAAACAATGGTTACTTTGCAGGCTACTGTAAGTATTTCAAAATTGGTGAGTTATGCTAAGTCTAAAGGTGCTTCAGCAGAGTTCGCTGGCTCTACATTTGGAATGAATATGAAAATACAGAAGTTTTATCGCCAAAACGAGCAAGTTGCATTAAAAAATTTGTTAGAACAAGTTAAATTAATGTTACCTACTTCTTTTACACGTAAGTTAATTTTGGAGGACCCATCTTTGCCAAATAATAATTTTATGGTAAATGAGTATTATATCGAAAGATTCTACCGATATGCAAAAGGAACCCCAGCTGTAATTCAACGTGATAAAGTTAAGACCTTAAATCAGTTGGAGTCATGGCAAAATTCTGATTCTTATCTCGTTACGATGCATGTGGTGTACGAACGTACCGATAATACAATTTCTTTGGTAAACTTCATCGTGAATACGTTGAGGGCAATATCTTTATCTCAAGATGAACAGAATATGTATTCTCGTATGAATTTAGGATATTCTGCATTAAAATTTATGTTGTGTAATAAAATGTATTTTAGAAATTCCTCACAATGGATAAATGATTGGACAAGAAAATTAGGACATCTGTTTTATTCTTATTTTACTAATTTTGTTGTAGTTGATAATTTGGGGAATAAGTCCTATTTTGATGGCTATGACGAAAAGTTTGGATACATAAGTGATATAGAGTATTCTAAATATATAGACTTTTTAGCTTTAGAGGCTCATGGAGTTGGTCCTACATACTATATATTAAAAGGGCATGGACTATTTGCTCCGTTTCTTAAAATGGAGGATAATTTAAATTGTATTTTTACTTATAATGATAGAAATGCAGGCGATGATTTTGGAGGGGCTTATGCACATGATGAGAATGGTACATTACTATACTCGTTATTCAAGTTAGAGGGTACTCCTGAATTGACGTTGAAATTCTTGATTCCTGCAAACAAAATTTCTAATTATTCCAATTTTGATTTACAAGATAAATATTAATTATGGATAGGATTATAGGAAATTTATCTATTTATGATGTGTTATCTATGGTAATACCTGGAGGAACATTGCTTTTGTTCCTCCAGGTATTATTTGCTGCTGATTCATATCCTTTAAGTGTTTTGATTAATAAAGAACAAGAACTTGATCGTACTATTCTTTTTACGATAGGTACTGTTGTTTCTTATATTGTTGGTATATTTAATCATCTTTTGACTACAATGATTTGGGGTGGTTTTCGTAATAACACTGCATATATAAAGAGAGAGTTAATTAAGGTGATGCGAGAAACACCAGATCCTTTTTATTTGAAACTATTATGTGGAAGTATGAATACAACAACAGCAACAAGTGGTTTGCAAAATACTATAGATGCATATTTGCGCGGACCCTTTTGGTTTGTTTGGTCCATATTTGTCTGCTGTTCAATCTTACAGTTGGTATCAGATTTTTCTATTTTAAATTTTGATTGTATATATATAATAGGAATATTATTCTTAATTTTTTCAGTTGTTTTAATGCTAGCTGTGCCAATTTTTGAAGGAGGACAGAAGGAGAGAACTATTCTTGATGTATATTATAATGCTTATTATTATGTCCTACAGACCTATAAAAATAAAGATATTTCAGTTATGGAGGGACAAGTTGCATTTTTAGAATCTATGTTTGTTCCAATATTGGCATTCTTATGTATGCCATATAAAAGTTTAATTAGCTTTTTTATGTTAGGTGATGTTGTTAATGCATCTTATGTGATTTTTTTATTTAAATGTTTGATAGCGTTGTTATGGCTGGGGTTGTTACCTGCAATTTTAAATAGGATAGCAAAAATCCATGAGTTAGTTTGGTATGATTATGAATATTTAAAACGAATAGAAAAATGAAAAAGTATTTGTTCTGTCTCTTACAAGTTGTATTACCTTTAGCAGTTTGTGCTCAAGGCTTCTCTAGTGACAAGGTGGCGTTTACCAACTTTCTTGTCCGTATGTATAACAATGCACCTTTTGAGGGCGTGCGTGCTGTGAATGACTATGACAACGCCTATTTGATTTCTGTTTTGGCTCTCGATGGGGAAAAATACAACAAAAATGAGAGCATAATCAGTCGTGTTGCTTCTGTGAAAGCTATGGCACAAGCCTCTCGGTACTTGAATGGTTCCAATATAACGCAGGAAATGATAATCCATACTACGGAAAAATCGGATGGGACTTCTGATGTGGAGATTCTTGAACTCATTCATGAAAATTCTGTTGGCTATGTGAAGGCAATGGAGTTGTTGACGAATTTTGTACGGAGTGATGGTAAACAAGTCTTTATCTTTGCTTCAAAGTTGAATAATAATAAATAATAGTCTTATGAAAAAACTTTTATTAATAGGTCTCGTTCTTTTCACATTTTGCTCATGTGCTACGAATTACCCACAGATGGTAAAAGACCGAGTAGAGCAGTATCAGAATGAAGGTAAGGTGATTCTTAGTCAGTCTAATGACGATACTGGCAAGAAGCACTATGTAGTTTATGGAGACATAGATAAACAAACTATTGTTGTTGATACTTTAGGTGAAAATGTATTTACGATTCAATTAGGCAAAAAAACGCTGAAAACACTAACTCCTAATGTTATCGAAGACGATGGACTTAGTGTCTCTTTTGAACAGCAAGAAGGTGATTTTAATCAACTTGATGTTCAACTATCAAAAGATGGCGATTTTATTTTAGGTTCTGTTCCTACAGAGTTTATGGTATATGAAGACAAGTATATAGTTTTGGGTAAAGATTATCCTAATATTATCTTTTTGAACAAGAATGACGCTTATTATGATCTGGGTGGTTCTTGCAAGGTAGATGAAGATGGAAATCTAGATGTAACTCTTACTGCTATGTTTACAGGTATATTGCCTGATAATTGGCAAGATTATACTGGAGAACCTGAAATATACCCAGATTTATATATTGATAGAGAGCATGAAGATTTCCTGTATAAATTAACTATAGCTCCTAATGGTAAAATAATAAAGAAAGGGGAGACAGCCACTTGTGGTGGAGTACAAATTCCTGTAGAGGCTTTTGGGGCTTGGTCTACGCTACGACTTTATATTCAAAAAATTGTGTATGGCGGATAGTCTTACGAAAGGAATCGAACCTGAGTATGGAAGAGGATTTAGTGAGCGGCTATAAACCCACATTGCAGTCACTCTCTATGTAACTCCTTGATTTCCAATATCAGGATTTTTTGAAGTCTGATTTGGGTGTAGCATGGATTATCTTTTCCCGTGCGGTTTTGGGTTAATGTAGAGCAAATCATAGGTGGCGGAGAGTTTACTCTTGCCTGTAATCTTTAGATATAACCGTAATGGGGTTAATCTGCAGTTGGTAAATAGCAATCCAACAAGTACCCAACAAGTACCCAACAAGTATTGGAACTTGTCGGAATATTGAAGGATGGAGAGTATTCTGTTAGAGAAATTATGTCTTTTTTAATGTTGAAGGATAGGGTGAATTTCTTGTATAAATACTTAACACCAGCATTGGAAGAAGGATTGGTTTCCATGAAATATCCTGATAATCCAAAGCACCCAAAGCAGAAGTATATGCTAACAGAAAAAGGACGAAAGATATTGGAAAAATAGTATGAATAGCAACATTTTCTTTCAGCCTTTCGTTGGCAAGGATTATGCCAACGGGGGGATATTCGGCAAGCGAATCATGATATTGGGCGAGAGCCATTATTGTGATGAGAGTTAATCATCCTTCCGTAGGCTACTCCTGGGACTATTGGTACAAGGTGATACAAAGATTTTTGAGAAATAGTTGAAACCTGTGACATCATTTGACACACATGACCTGTACCTTTGTATAAGATAAGCTGCACTCGGTAATTTGAAAGCAAGCTTTCATTGTGCTCGTTTGCATAATCTTTGCCCCTTGAAAGTAAATGATTTGCTGTTTCGGCTGAAAAGCAGGGACAGCCATATAAAATGAACTTAAAAACAGAATGCTTATGAGCAAGGTATTTCAAGTAAAGCCTAAGCGCCTCAAGCGCTCTAATGGCACAGTCCTCACTCCCGATATGGTAGTGACAGTAACAAACATGCAGCACACCGCCACCCCTTTTTACAATGGAGCCAAGGAGGTGCAGGAAGCCTACATGCGCATCTATGCTTTCGACTATAAGAAAGCATGCTGCAATCCGAATGATTTTGAATTTATAAAGTTGGACTAAACAATATTATTATGGAAACATTTGATTTGGCAACAAGTAATAGAATGGACATGACGAAGAAGTATGTCCTAAGCTATATTGATATAACGCCAATGAGTATAAAGTATAGATTAATAATCAAAGTAGCATTATTTTGTTTTTCAATTTTGATAGGCTTATCATCCTGTAGCTTAAATTCTTCTTCTGAAGAACCATATTTAACTCCAGAGATTGCTATTAATCAACTTGCTGAATTATCGCCAACAGAGGGAGCTCAGTTTTTTGTGAATAATAGAGAACAATATCCGTTCCTTGATACATTATATGTTGATAACATAGTCCCCATTGTTGGGCAGTGTAGCTTTGATACCATAAATGCAGTTAAAAAATGCGTGGAAAAGACACCAGCAGATGATGCTTTATCTCCTTATTATAATGAAACAAGAGAAGATTATCTTGCCGGTCTTAACCAAGAGATTAAAGAGAATGCAATCTCTCAGAAGAAAGCATTTGTTGATTACATAGTTCCTGCAATGCAGGTTGAGATAGACTCATTGCTAGAGGTTGATATGAGTGAGGTGATGAGCAAGTATTCTGGCGGCTTTATGAATTGGAGAAAACTTAAATTTTGGTTTGGAACAGGAAGTGATGATTTTGAAAAAATATGGAATGAGAATATTGATAACGATAAGTATACAGAATGTGTCGCAAAATATATCAATACATATCTAGATTCATTGGCTGTACAAAGAAATAACTATTATAATGATATTATAGAAAATGGCGATTTTGAGAGCGAAACACGCATCAGCCAAGCAACAATGGATTTGTTGTTGGCAAAAAAATGTGTGCGTGAAGTAAAGAAGTTTACAGAAAAGGAAAAAGATGAGATGACTACGTCTTTCTTAAAGGATTGGGTGGCTCCTACAATATTAGGAGCTTTCTCTGGTGGAGTAGGTACAGTCGTTTCATGGGCATATGATGCTGGCAATTTTCTTTATGATGTAAAGGTTACATTAGATGATATTAAATCACAAAAACTTGATTCTGAAGAAGTTATAAAGTATGCTTGTATGGAAAATATAGGATTCCAAATACGTCAGGCATATTTGAAATATTATACAGAACGAGTGTTTAGAAATATCGATGAGAATAGCGATAAGTTGTATAATATAATATCTGAAAATCTATGAAAAAGTTTATTCTAAAAATAATTCTTATATCTATTTTAATGGTCTTGCCATATTCTTCTTTTGCACAAAAACAATTGGTAAAGACGGTCTATAAAGGAACTAAAGGACTGTTTAGAACCGAGGCAAAAGTCCTTACAAAGGAAGGTGTAGAGGCTGCAAACAAATCAATGCTGAAAGATGCCTTTAAGTCAGGTACAGAGGAAATAGGCAAGAATTATGTTCAGAAAGCATCGGCAAAGCAGCTTGTAAGAAGTGCTGTACGCAAGAATCTATTGAAAGAAATAGAAGAAAAAGAACTAGGCTCGCTTCTTCGTTATGGCATGATTGGAGCAAAAAAGGAAATTGCTCATACAGAGAAGTCGGCGGTGAAGGTTTTGTTAAAGAAAGGTTCTTATGACGAGAGCTACAATCAGGGTGTTCAAAAGTTGGTCAAAGAAGTTTCTGCTAAGGAGAAGAAAATGGCCACAAAACTTGTAGCTGAAGAATATTCGACTCTTTTAAAAAAGTATGGTTCTCATTTGTCTAAAAAAAAATATACAAAATTACTTTCCGAGATGTCCAATAATAAAGCTTTGGCGCAGTTAATAAAAGAAAACCCGAAGCTAAATATAATGAGATGGGAGAAATCGCAAAGAAAAACAGTTGATTTGTCTAAAATTGTACGCACTAACAAGGGAAACTTACCGCCTAACTATAAATATGCGGGTTCTACATTTTATGCAAATCCAGCTCTTAATCCTGAATTGGAAAAAAAATTGATTGATAATGGTGGTAAAATAAATTTAAATGGAACGATAGTTACAAGAGAAGAACTCATAAAGTTGGATAAAAAGTATCCTGGTGGAGTAACTTATGGAGATAATGGTTTGCCTGATTTTACCAAGGCTGCTAAAACTTATCCTGATGGAACTCCTGTAATAGAAGAAATTAAAGGTGGATTGACAAAAAGTAGCAAAAAAGATAGAGATTTAGCTACAAAACAGTTGGGGGACAAAGGTATCACTTGGGACCTTGGGTCGTATACGTGGCATCATATAGAAGGTACTAATAAGTTGGTATTGGTAGATTGGTATTATCATGCTTTATGTAAACATGCCGGTGGTAGAGCAATCTCTAAAATTTAATTTTGTTGCATAGTATACAGCTCCAGTGAAATGCCCTAAGTGTGGTGGATGGCATACCTATCCACCCGGCTTTTTTAGGCTTGAGTAAATGTTTCTATTTTTGTAACTGATTGATAGGTAATATTTTGTGTCATTGCGGTACCTGTTTCTAGGTGACGCAATAACGAAGTCTGGTGAAGTTTACATATTGTAGAAAGGTAAGTGCACTAATTTTGTCAATGATACTGGCAAACACAACCATTCAATACTTTTTTCTTGATGTTCTGTCACCATTTGACATCTCTATATAGTTATTTCGCAGCCGAAATCAAATGTATAACAATATAAGGTAATGTAACAATGGAAAAGAACATCAGGAAAAGAGTGTGTTGGTTGGCTGCGGTATTGAGTGCAGTGCTGGTAGTGTTGTTTGGCTATTGGTTCTTCTTGAACCCTCATGGCTATTGGCAGAAGCAGAAAGAAGCTGAAAAAAATGAATACATGGAAAAGCAAATGCTTTGGCGGAAGTCGGAGAAGATGACCATGCAACAGATGTTGTCGGACATGACGCTAATGGCTAAGGGGGATTCGGTCCTGGTTTGTTGGCTAACTGGTCTCTCGCTTCCTGTTTATCGTGACTTCATTAATGGCACTGCACAACCAACAAGAAATACTTGGGCGGAGACGAGATATTGGTATATGGCTTCTCTCGCTAAAGGCAGAGAATGGATGGAGGAACGTGCCAAGACGAGGATTCACAAGAGCCTGATCTTTGTGGAAACGAGTAGATTTCAGGTGCAGAAGGATTCCTTGAAGGATTATCGTAAAGAGAAACTTACTCCAACTGAGATTAGAAACAACAAGATGTATCTAAAAGATAATTGTCTGTATAGATGAAATCATAGCATAAATAAAGTATAACGAAAAATGAATAAAATTATAGGGCTTCTTGTAATGGTTTTCATGTTCCTACCCTGGCGACCAATCGTTGCAATAGTGGCAGCAGTATTGTTTGTCAACATCAATGGTACGGAATTGTATGGATGGCAAGCTGGATTGGCGCATGGATTGTTTTTCTTGCCTAATCTGGTGAGGCATCTCTTTGACGGCGATGTCCTTTTCAAGGCTACCAATTGTACTACAGGTTATCTTGTTGCCTGGTGGATAGCTACAGTCGGCTCATGTATCGGTTGGCTCGTTGATGCAACCTTCTCTTTTATGAAGGCATCGGCATTTGTAGGTAGTGATAAAGAATAAATAAATATAAATATGATGAATATTGTTTCATTATTTTAAAATATGAATAGCAACATTTTCTTTCAGCCCTTCGTTGGCAAGGATTATGCCAACGGGGGGATATTCGGCAAGCGAATCATGATATTGGGCGAGAGTCATTATTGTGATGAGAGTTGTACGGATTGTGGCGACTGCCAGCTACATCGGGAGTGTATGAACTTTACGCAGCAGGTGCTTGATGATTATCTCAATGAGAACAAGGAACGGCAGAACTGGATGCGGACTTTTCTGAAGTTTGAGCGTTCGTTAGTGGGTGATGAAACAAATCAGGCGATGAGGCTGAAGATTTGGAACTCGGTCATCTTCTTCAACTATCTGCAAGCAGCGATGGGTGGTCCTCGCGAGGCTGGCGCAGCCGAACAATATCACCAGGCTGGCAAGGCATTCTTCGAGGTCATCGAAAAGTACCAACCTGAGTATGTCATCGTATGGGGCAAGAGGCTTTGGGATAATCTTCCTAATGTGCGCTGGCAGGATGGCGACGACATCGTAGTGGATGGTTATCCTGTTGCTATGGGTGCTTATCTTCTGAGTAATGGCAAGCAGGTGAAAGTGATGGCGGTGAATCATCCTTCCGTAGGATACTCCTGGGACTATTGGTACAAGGTGATACAAAGATTTTTGAGATAATTTTCTCGCTTGCGTCACGATTTGACACACCTAACCTGTACCTTTGCAGCTGTAAACATAAAACAAGGAATTATGGCACAGATTACAATCAATCTCCAGACTTTGGACTGGACAATGGGGGAGACCGTAGGCTTGCACTTGATGCTGAAGAAAGGCAGCAAGGCAAGAATCGCTTGGGGCGATGGAAAGGTACAGGTCGTGACAGGTAAACAGAAACCTGCTTCCGAAAAGTTGGCTTGGGTGGAGGCAGGTCATGCCTATCCGGAGAAGGGCATGTACTACACCATTACCATCTGTTCGGAAGAGGAGGATGCCATTATCGGATTTGATGGATGTGGCATGTTCGAGGTGAAAACCTTAGATGTGATTCTCACGGAATGTCCTAACTTGCGTATCTTGGGCTATTCTGGGTATGGCGAGGAGAAACTCGACGTGAGCAAGAATCCTTTGCTGGAGTTCATCGACTTCCACGAGATAAGAAACGAGAAGTTGGATCTCTCTGCTAATCCACTCTTGGAGGAGTTGCATATCGAGGGTGCCAAGGACTTGGTTTCTTTGAATTTGAGCAAGAACGACAAGTTACGTCGCTTGGACATCTTCATGTGCCACAATCTTCAGCATCTCGCCCTGAGCAATCAGTCGCAGCTGAATGAGGTGGATTTCGCTCTCACTCATCTCCGTTCCAAGGACTTGGAGTATTTGGAGAAGACGTTGAAGCGAAACTCTCCTTACAAGGTACGGGGCGGAAGTTTCGGCGATGATAAGATAATAGAAGTGTGTAATGGTAAAATAGTAGGGGAATATGAAGGAAAATTGTGATTGGAAAAAATGCTTGGACAGAATTGAGGATAAGGGATTTGACGACGATGATGCTTATTCAGAGATTATTGACTATATCCGAGAGGTGGCTACTGTTGATGAGAAACGTGAGGTGCTACAAAATGTGGAGCAACGTGTGAAGAAAATCGTGAACTATGATTTTGCAAAGGCATGGTTCCTACGTCATATGAGTGAAAGCGAGCATGATGTCATCGAACTCTTAATGGGAGTAAGATATGTTGTATTGAATGAGATGATGCTTCATCCGACTCCTGCCGAAGTGGAGAGATTTCGCTATCAGAATGATAAACTCTTCAAATTGACTCAGGAATGTTATGCCCAGTGCAGAAACATGTGGCGCACTTTGTTTCATACGCCTTATAAGGTGGATGATCGCTATCGTTATGAGGTGGAAGGAGTGTTGCGTTTCGAGTATGGAGATGACGATGCTGTAGTAAAGTTGGAGAACGACGATTATTACGGCTCTGATTTCCAATATATGATTCATCTGTTAGATGAACTGATGAGTGCAGGACGCTATAAGACGGATATTTTGAATGGAGTCTTTGGCACATTTGGTGGGGCTACCGAGGATGGGTATAAGCAGATAAACAACATGCTGGATGATGGCGATTCCTGGGATGAGTGTAGTCTTCATAAACCTGAGTTTGCTGATATTTGTGTTTGCTATGCCATGCATGCTCTGCATACGCATCAAGACTATAGTCTGCCCGACATTCTTCGCATGGATGATTTCGTGGTAAAGGTTCATTTGCAATATGAGAATGAAGTTTGCGATACGAGAGATGCAGAGATTGGACCGCTCGATTATGAACCATCGTGGTTCCAAAAACTTGTAGAGGAAGATGTGAATGAGTTCGGAGGAAAACATACGCTGAATCCGACAAGAAAGAAATAGCATATATAATAAAACAAGAAGTTTAACGTCATATATAAAAAATAGAAGATTATGAAGTTAGCAGAAGCATTGAGCATCAGAGCCGACTTGCAGAAGAGAGTGGCTCAACTGAAAGAACGTATCAAGGAAAGCGCCAAGGTACAGGAGGGCGATGAACCTTGCGATAACGTGGAGGAACTGTACAAGGAACTGGATGAAGCACTCGTCCAGTTGGAAGACTTGATTTATCGCATCAACATCACCAACGTTCAGATAGTTCAGGACGGAGACTCCTTGACTCGATTGATAGCCAAGAGAGACGTCTTGTCGATGCGTGTCAAGGCATTGAAAGAGGTGGTGAACTACGTAGCTGCCAACGATACTCGCTTTGGCAGAAACGAACTGAAATATGTTAGAACCATAGATATAAAGGTTCTTCGTAAGGAGGCTGATACCTATGCCAAGCAGTATCGGGAGCTCGACCTGAAAATTCAGAGTTTGAACTGGACTGTAGATTTGGTGGATTTGCAAGACTTGCCCCGATAATGGAGCGAGGATTGAAATTTTCATTGAGTAGATTAAAATTTTCGGAGAAAAGATAGAGGCAGCAAGAAACTGACATCAGGCAATAGGTCTGTGTTAGCATTATTAAAAATTCATGTGTTTCATGCAAAGAGACGAGTTTGTTCACAGTTCATTTCAAGCATCGGGCACAAGTGTATCGCGCATTGGTATATGACAAAAGTCAGAAACGCCAGCATTTAGCATTACCATTTTGTTGGCTATCTTTTCTCCTTTTCTTTTTAGGCATTTCTTGTAAATATTCAT